ATACAAACCTGATTTCGTTAGTACCACCAATTGTGTTTTTGTACCAACGATACCACAGCACATCGCTTTCGACGTATGCGCTTCCACCGTAATCGTTATTTGGGCTACTTGCCGTAACAGGATTGTACACGTGAACAAAGTCAGGGCCATTGCCTCCGATTGTAGCAGTACCATCATCTAACGAGTATTGGATGCCGTCGCCGTTGAACCAATCAATGATGTCAGCGTAATCAGCACTAGCCGTAAAGGTTTTTTCAATCTCGTAAATCCTTCGGCCACAGGTACTTGCATCGCCGTCGCCCCGTCCTAAACGAGTAAAGACAAACTTGTATTTAATCCTACTACCTGCAGGAATATCAAATGTTTGGTAGTTGCCACTAGCATCGGGTTGACCGCTCAGACCTGTGTAAGCCAAGGTAGGTGCTTCGCCGTCGTCTTCACTGATTCTTGTTTGGGTACCCGGATTAATTATGGCATCTGCAGCGAGACTAGCATTAAAACCTTCTACCTTTATTTTTAGATAGACACCTTGTGGCACCACAAAAGTGTCGTCAGAATCCAAGATAAAGTCCTGTTGCTCTACCGTTTTATCGAGAACCGTAGCATACTCACATCGCAGAAGCGGGCCGTCTACGTCCTTTTTTACAATCAACCTAGTTCCCTCTTGTGCTTTAGCTGCATTCTCTCCTTCTACCAAAAAGAAATGGTGAGCCGTAGCGGGGTCGTAGAAGTAGAGGCTAGAGTAGATAGTGTCATAGGTATCGGCATCAGCCTTGATAGCAAACTTGTAACGTGTAGCAAAGTATGGAGCTACCTGTGAAGGAGGAATAGTTACGCGAATTTTGTTCGTGTTAGGCGAGTCACCACACGCAAAAAAAGCTGTGTTATTATTGCTTGTCAGCACCGTGGTTGAACGGCTAAACTTATCCATGTATATAATGCCCACCTGATACCCTCGGTTGCTGTGAAGGCTCTGTGTGTTTTCTTCTCTTTGGAAGGTTACATCTAAGACACCTATACTCAGGTATTCATAAACCCCAATCGTGGGTCCTGATGTGTTATTAACGTAACGCATAGCAGGGAAGGTGAAGCTAACCGTATCTTGACCCGAAGTATGGCCTATTTCAACAGGCTCTGCTGCGGCATCAATACCACTGAGATATTTGTATACAGGGGTAGGCACCCCTCCTACCAATTCAGCTAACAGATTGCAGTTAAACACATCGGTCAATGTGGTTCCTGCGCAGTAATTATCAGAGCTAGGGAGCGGAAAGGGTATTTGAATGTTACTTGCGGTTCCCACAAAGCTTGCAAACGAAGGTGACTGAACCATTTCGGTAACCGACGAATAGCTTTGAGTCAGGATATATGTCCATACTATTTCTGCTCCCGCCGTCTGCTGTGCGGGGTTAGTAGTCATGCCGTCATCACCAAACGAGTCATGATTAAACCGCAGCTCCAATGTAAAGCTAGTGCCCGCATCCAAACGGCCACTAACAGCACTGAAGTCTACATTTAACTTTGCGTTCGGAATATTGACTACTTGAGGCCCGTAGCTATATTCCGCAGACTCTAGGGTAGTTGGCAGGTCTGTAAAGCCTATCTCTCCCCTTAACTCAGAAGTTTGATAATCAAGGTAAACGGGATTCCCGTTTGAATCTTTTACGTCCCACCCTTCAGTGTAGTTACCATACATAAGGCGATTGCCCATGGTGGTCTGCGCCTTTGCTACCAAAGGAACGTTATCGTACAAGCGCAAAATTTCCGTGTCAGGAAGCACGGTGTATATCTTGCTGTTCGTAAACGAATAGTTGTAGGTAGTGTTGTCCGAATAGCTTTCTTCTGCCTTGTTAAGCTTTTCAATTACTCGGATAGTATTGGTCGCCATATCCTTGAACAGCAGGTCAATTCCTTTTACCAAGGAGTTCCCTGAATTAAACGAGATATTGCAGTGGTTATTGTAGTTAACCATACCTGCATTGAGATACGAAGTATCGTCCAATGAAAAGGCAAGGGGAGTAAACGCAGGCTTCGACCAACTAGAGGTAGCAGAATATTCATTCTCAGCGTATCGATAGCGGTAAGCAAAACAGATAAACCTTTCCTCCAAATAATTTTCTTCACCCGAAATCAGTGAAGGCGTAATGCCGGGTGCGACAATAGGGGGAGCTTTGATAACCAAGATGTCATCATACGTAATAGGGTCGTCCACATACGTTGATGTATTTGGTTGGGGGTAGGATTTTTTGACGTTAATCCTACGAGGAGGATTGTAGTTATCGGTAAAAAACAACAGGTCATCTACAAGGTCTACCCCGTTGACAAGATACCTTTCGCTAAAATTCAAGGTAGTGTTTACCCCTCCTCCGTCATCACAGCTAACGAGATGGTAGGTGGTGGAACCCGTCAGGGCGTTGTAAGAAATAACGGCATCTATCTTGCCTGTCGAGCTTTGCGTAAAGCCTGAAGGTTGATGCACAAACCAATAGATGGTTTCCTCGGCACCGTCCTCATAAGCCCCTATGCAGATAGCGTTAGAACCAAACGCAATGTTATTGAACTCTAGGTCAACAAGCTTAGTGTTTCCGTCAGAATTTTCAATGCTTCCAATGTCGCTTATTGAGTTAGAACCCAAGCGAATATTCAACGCATCAAGGTATTCTCCTTCAGGAATGATACGCTTATCAAGGGCTTTATTCATTCGCCCCTTTAGAAAATTCTGTACTGTAGTAGCCATTTACTTTATCCACTTGTCCTGCCCGCGCAGGTTCATTAGAAGCTTACCGGGGTCAATATTACTCATCCGAATCTTGGCGTTTCGCAACAAAGCCGCTTTCTTTTTTCTTGCTCGGTTCACTACGTATTCCTGAACACCAAATTTAGCATCAAGAATAGCGTACTGAATGTAAGCGTAGATGTATTCTTCAAACAACTTGTTGAGGCTGATATTTGCATTGACACCATTCTCCATTCCATCCGAAACGTACTCAAGGATAGCAAGCTCTCCGCTCATATCCGAGCTAAAGTTAATTACGCCTGCTTTCTTGTTTATGCTAAACGTAGGGTTAGCGTTAGCCGTTTCAGTATTGAGGCCATATCGTGCGCCAATCTGATAATCAAACCACCACCCGCCATCTACATTATACCCCTCCATCCCATTGAACTGAGGGTTGTTTTGGTTCAGGTAGATGCTCTTCTTGGTGTTTGTAATTCGCTGATAGTCAATATCAGAATACTCAGGTCGAGCAATGTTGCCATCGATGTCAAATAAGATGCGGCAGTCGTTGTCCTGCAGGTACGCATCGCTCCAATTGGTCTGAATATTTTCGCTCATAGGGCGAAGAACACCGTCCTTATACAAGGATATCCGAACCCAATTGACATAGTCTTGAGGCAAAACGTAGCGCAGGGTGTTGCACACGCTTAGTTCGAGGATTTTAATTTCCTTCAACGCATCGTAGTTTAACTCTTGAATACCGCGCTTGGCGTGAAACAGTACTTTATACCGCTCCTCATTGTTTACCAACGAGTGATTCCCATTGTACATCAACAGGAAGTTGGTTACAATATCCTGCAAGCTGACGTATTGGTACGACCCCCAATTAGCATTTTGAGGTTCGGTGCCCCCATTCTCATAATATTGATAGTCAGTAATGTAAGGCATTATGTTTGGGCATTTTGAATAGTTTCTTGAGCGGTCGCATACTGTACCACATCATTCTCTCGGATTTCCATTCCTGCTTGCTGCAATATTTTATTCACCAAGATATACTCATCATCGATAGAAAGCTCAAAGTCTTGATAGTCAGTTTGTGAATCATCAAACACAGGCTCACCCCCTGTGATAACAGAGTATGTCCATTTAGGAGCAAACGGGTATCGAATGTATTGAGCTTGAACCTCCGTAAGGGTGTCATACGTAACCGGGTAAACCGTGATGTATGGCCCGTCAATGGTATACGCAGGATAACCTATATCCGGAGCAGTTAACAACGAAGTGTTTAAAAGTGTGATGTTGCTATGGGTCACAGGCTCGGCCTCTCCCCTCAAGGTTCGAGGAGTAGTCGTAATGTCATAGCACAAAATCTTGTTCATCAAGTAGAAATCATCTCCCGTAGATGATGCTCCCTGCTGAGTAGAGGGCAGGTAAAACTGATTGTTCTGATAGTGCGGGAGGTCGCGAGTAACAGAGAAATAATCAATAACCTCAAGCATCTGTTTCGTCATATTCGCATAGCCCGTACCTGACGTTCTTCGATTTTCGTCGTTGATAGCTGAGTTGTATGCGGTAAAATACTCGTCAAACAGCTCTAGCTGAGCCTGCTTTGCGTACAGATTAAAATCTTGAGGCGAGATATATCCGTAATTGTTCTTGTTCAGAATTGCAAGAACTGTGTTTCTAACCGAATTAATCATAAGGAGTGCCTTTTTTCAAAGATAGATAAAAAAGAAAAGGAGCCACTTGGCTCCCTTTCCCTTACAATAATATCATCTAAACCTTACAATGGTGCCATCGTAAATTAATTTTGGTTAAGATACTTTTCTAAATGCTCTAAAACAACCACGCCTTCATCAGTAAGGAAGAACTGTTCACAAGCATGGTAAGGGTCTTCACCATACGGAACTGTCATCATCTTCTTCTTGTTGCTTGGCGTGTTGAACCAAATCTCTTTTTTGTCTCGACGGAAAGCCAAGAGTTTTTCATTAAAGAAGTTTTTGACGTTAGACTGCAATGAGAGATTAGGGTCATTGAGAATGGTCAAGAAATCTTGTGGATTGTTCTTAGCAAAAATCAAAAGGTCTCGTCGAAGCTCAGCCGTAGTTTGCGTAGATGGGTCAATCCCAAACGCCACGCGGATAATGTTTTCGACTTGCTCAATGTCAAGCTCTCGACACGCTACAAGCGCATCCACTTCTGCGTTCAAGATTTCAACAATGTCTGATGCTTCTTTCTCAGTGTTAATCTCCTCAAACTTTTTACCGTTGAGAGGATGCAATGCAAGAAACTCTTGAAGCAAGGGCTTGTTTTTCGGAACATACAGTTGGCCGTCTTCAAAGACAATAGGCTCACGCAATACGTTGGCATCTTGTTCGTCTTCGAAAATAGACCGCTGATTAGGAGAGTACCGCATAACGCGATTGGTTGCGGTTGCTTCCTCCCAATATAAAAGGGGCCTACGCTTACTTCCCGCAGTAGGGATAAAGTAAGAAAGGGGGGTGGCTTTTGTTGTGAGTCGATAGAACTTATCGACAGGCTTAATTTGCTTAGCCATATGAATTGAATTTGATTTGATTAAAAAAAAAGGGTGGGGGTTTGAACCCCCACCCTCTAAACATTATTCCTCAAAGATGAAGAAGTTATTAGCACCCAAGGTGCATACTGCTCGCTCTGACAAGAAGTGTACCTCCATCGCATCCAAAGATGAGTTAGAAGCTCCACCTGCAGAACCTGTAATCCAAGTCTTGTAACGACGGTCTTCAGTTTCTGAAGCGCGGTACCGAACGTGGAGGAAAGGTCGCTTAGCGTTCTTGCCCAAGATTTGGTCATACACTGAAGTAGAACCTGCAGGAACCAACAAGCCGTTGATACGACCTGAACCTGCACCTGTTGGAAGGCCACCACGCATTGTGGGGTCATTCAAGTATTTCCAATCTGACTTGTAGAAGTCATAACCTCGACGGAATCCCGTGAAGCCAAGATTCAAAGCCATGTTCTCGTCATTGTCAAACAAGCCATATGAAGTACCGCCCGCTCCGTAAGAGTTTTGAGCAGCCAACATATCGTCGATGTCGAAGCTGAAGTCGCGGTCAACGAAGATTACGTTCTCTTCAATTGCGCCCTGCTTGTCCAAACGGCTGATGATGGTATCAAACTCGGTAAGAGTTGTTGGGTTACCTCCATTGTAAACATTACCTCGGTTGTTTACAACATAGAATACACCTTCAGAACCCTTGTTACCTACGCCTGAAGTTACACCTGCAGCAATAGCGGCAACACCACTATTGGCTTCAGCAGGAACTGCTTCAATCATAGCTGTCTCCAAGTAGTCATCAAAACGCAAACGAGTTTCGTGCTCAGACTTCAAGTACCACAGGTATCCTGTTGCACCATTCTCTGTAGTCACTTCTACCCATCCAATTTGCGCCATATCAGAACCTGATACTGCGTACTTGTCCTTGATGATAATCGGAGAGTTATCGAAGATGTTGTCATCAGACTCCAATGAACCGCTCATTCCTGCTGTTCCTTTTTGGAACTCAGAACCGTAGATAAATACAGTACGAGTTAAACCCGCTGCACCTACCTGACCGCCTCCTTCGTAGTAAGCAACATCGAAGGTACCCGCCGCAGTATCTACTGCAGTTACGATAGCCTTGTTTTCGCCTGCACCTGCGTTATCAGAGATAACGACAGTTTGACCAACGCGAACAGCGATGGAACCTGTGCCGGGGTCAAGCGTGTCGTTTACAGTGATAGTAGCCGTATCATCGGCTGCAGCACCGTCAGATGCACAGTTAACGTACTTTGTGTGGAGACGACCTTGCTCTGCCCACTTGATGAGGTCAGAGTTAGAGGGCATCTCTGCACCTACCATACGAAGGAAAGAAGCAATTGTACGATTGCCGTATCGTTCGAATTCCTTTTCGTAAGTATCAGGAAGATACTGATTCAAGAAATCGAAATTTGTAATGTAGTTGCTCTGAAGAGCAACCTGCTCTGCGCTTGGTTGCAGAGCATACGTGGGGGTGGCGTTTACTGAACCTGCCATGTTTTCTAAGTTTTAAAGTTATGTCCTGTTTTTAGGACTGCGAATTTTGAGGCCGCTCCCCGAAGATGGAGATACGGCTCGAACTTGAAGCCCGCCTTTTTTAGAAGAGACTTGAGGAACACCACGCTCAGACATATTTACATTTTTAGTCTTCTTCATGAGGTCATCAACAGCCTCCGCCTTGCCTTGCTCGTAAAAGAACTCGGCAAATTTGTCGGGATTCATAGCCATTGCTAAAGAACGATGGTAAGCATGAGCATCTGTTAAAAGACCCTGTTCATCCGTAAACTTTTGAATCCACGGAAGTGGGGAGTCTTGCAACTTTCTTAGTTCATCCTTGTCCGCAGGAGAAAAAACAAAAGAGCGTTCACCAAGCTTGAATTCAAAACCTTTGAACTCATTGCTAAACACTTGATTTGTTTTGTCCACAAACCAATCTCTTCGGCGTTTTAGGGCATCCTGCTCGTTTTTAGCGTCGGCCAAATATTGCTTAAACTCTTTATATTCTTCCGAGGTATTAAAAGATTCACCCCCCACTGACTCAGCAGGAACCTTATATTTCTCTTTAGCCTCTTCAAAATACTGCTTCGCTTTAGCAACTATTTTTTTCTGTTTTAATCGGGTCTTCTTAATAAAGTCCTCGTCATCTAATTCCTCATCGTATAGATAGTCCTGAAGCATTACTTCAAGGTCGTCGTCATCCATACCATCAGTCATCTCTGTCTCGCGCAAGTAAGCTGCAATAAGTTCTTCACTTGATAGCGAAGAGTAATCCTCATTAAGCTTCATAAAGTCCTGAATGCCTCGGCCTGTTTCTTTTTTAAACTTAAAGAAAGCGGCCATCTCTTCATCCATTTCTCCATTTTCTTCACGAGCAGCCTTGAGGTCTTCAAGAGAATTAATTTCAATTCCCAATCGTGATTTAATCTCGTTGACCAAATCAGCCTCTTCAAACTTGCTCGCTTCCTCTTGCTCAGGAGCTTCTGCCTCGACCTCTTGCGTTTTTTCCACAGGCTGTGGTGTTTCACGCAAATCAATCTTAGCAATATTAGGGTCGTTAGTGTTTTCAGGCTCTACGAACTTAGCTTCATGAACATCAAGAAGCTCTTGTTCTTTTTCCTGCAAAGACTTTTCCTCCTTTAACTCCACGGATTTTACTTGAATACCTTCCATTAAATTTGATTTGTACGAAAGTAACTAATTATTTCTACTTAGCGTGGACTAAATTCAGCCAAATCGAAACCATCCAAACTGTCTTCGTTTGATTCAAACGAGATAGCAGGTAGGTTGTTCTTTCGTTGATTTATTAGTTGTGACTGCTGAGTGTTCTGCTGACTAATTCGATTAGCCTTAGCATCTTCACGTTGAGTCTCACGAGAACTCAACTGTGACTCAACAATATCTTTTAATTGCATCTGATAGTTAAACTCTTCAGCCATGAGCCTACTCTTCAATTGCGCTTCTGCTTCTTGCTTCTGCATCTCAAACTGAATCTCAGCCTGCTTTAGCTTCATCTTGCCCTCCATCTCCATCTGCATTTTCTGCATACTAGCTTGCTGTGCAGCTTGCTGTGCTTGAAGATTTTGCTGTGCAGCTACGGCTTGTTGCTGCATCTGCATACGCTCTTCGCGGTCTTGCTTTGCAACACGCTTTACTTTCAGGAATTGATTTGCAAGCTTGAGATTTTTAATCTCTCGAATATCAATCGCATCCTCAAGGTTAATATCGCCCTTGCTCAAAGCCATCTGTATGTTCTGCTCAAGTTGTGCTCTTTGCTCTTCGTCAGGCGTAACTTCAATAAAGATTCCAAAGTCGTAGATGTACAAATCGTTCATGTCCTTCAGAACGGCTACGTTGTACTTTCCGATTTGATTAACAAACTCATCCTTAAAGTCTGCATACTCTAAAATATCACCAATACGATAGGTTAGGCTTTCTGCAAGACTTCTAAATATATACAGGCTACCATCAAGAATATGACGAGTAGCCGTGTTAGAGTTTAATGCCGCAAGTTTCTGAACACCCACCAATGAATAAGGGTCAGGAGTAGAGCCATCTCGCGCTTCATTGAGACCCGTCACGTCACGAATCATTTGAAGATAGTGGTTCATATTTTGAACCAACATCTGAGCTTTTCCGGAAGCACTGCTTGAGGTAAGTTGCTGAATTGGTACACGGCCTTGGTTGTATTCGCCCTCTTGCGTATAGCTTCTTCCAATAACGCTACCCGTTTGGAAAAACAAACGCAAAGCATCCGAAGGATTGTAAGCGTTTCCTGTTCCAAGGTCTACCTCGTTCAAGCCATCAGCATCAATATAAACCCCGTCAGGAACCGTTCGTGATATAACCTGCTGCAGCTTTAGGTGAGTAATCTGAATGAGGTCGGCAAATGGTATCATGCGACGAACCAAAGATTCAATCACCCCCTTGTACAAACGAGGAGCGCAAGCAACGTAATTAGGAAGCGCGTGTTGAGATGCTGATTTAGGGCGCACCATGTTTTCAGCCATTTCCCACTTTAGCAAGATGTTTGTGCCCATAACCATCACGCCTTCATACCAAACGTCAATGGTTTTTTCAAGCTTTTCAAACTTGCCGTCCTGCATCATTTCTTCCGGCGGATTGAATTGGTCATCTTTTTCAATCACGCGCTTGTTGTCTCCATCTATTTTTTTCTTGTAGACAATCTTCTTTGTTGTCTTGTAGTTGAAGTACATTACCGTGGTAGTATCACGGTAAAAAATATCGTTGTCGTAATACTGAGCTACGTTGTAGTAGTCGTACCAACTTTGCCCTGATTTAGAAATGGTTTCCAAATCTTCATTGGTCAGGGTAGGGTCTATCTTAAGTAGCTCAATAACAGGAATCGTTTTTATCTCACCCCAATAGAAGCAGTCCTTGAAGTGAGGGTCTTCAGTATAGCTATACACCACGTTGGCAGGGTCAACATACTTTACCTCTACCCCACTGCCCTTCAAAAACTCTGTCTTTGCTACGGAGATTCCCAATACCGTAAGGTCGTAATCAAGTCGCTTACGAAGGTCGGTATAGTGGTTCTCTTCAAGGATAGTGTTAATCGCTTCTTCCTCTGCAATCTCAATAGCAGGCTTGTACTTAAGCTGCATAAAAAGCTGAAGCTCTTCATCAGAGTTAGGCAGCTCCTCGGAAGGAACTACAAACGGGTCAACACCACTTTGTTGCTGAATGTTTTCAAGGAATGGCTTAGCTACCATCTGCCCCTCAATCAGGTCTTGGAATGCGCTACGCTTAGATTGAGATAGAGCATCCTGAGCAAAAGCTTTTACCTTGAACAATCTTTCCGACATCCCATTGACTACGATGTCTACAAACTTTGGAAGAATCGGAACCGGAGTCCAATCAAGGTTGAGATAGGAAAGGTCTCCATCAATTGCTAACTCGTTCTTGTACTTTGCGATAGATTGTTCTCCTCTTGCATACAATCGGAGGCGATTAAAGTCTCGCCATTGATTGTAAAAGCGACATTGATTTCCATCTTTTTTGAACCATTCATACTGAATGGCTTGACCAATT